GCTATATTTGTGGCTGTCTGACTAATTGGCTTATTAATGCTTTCACACTCTCGACCACTTTGTGGAGCTAACGAAGTAATATTTCTTATTGTAGGACCTTGTAGATCAACATCTTCAAACCATGCATATACTGTTATAGTTACAGCTTGTTGAGCAACAGCTAAATCTTGATTAGCATGCTTGAGATTGACTATAGCATTAAATGCTAATTCTCCCATAAACCACTGATCAACATCTTCTGTAAGAGAAAGATATGTCCAAGGATAGTAAAATGGCAATATCATCTCTGCTCCTTCAGATATAGTAGGATCTAAAAAGACTTTAGGTCTTTGAGATATGCCTACAAAATCTGCATCTGCTGCATCAGGATTTAACACGATTTGGAGTCGATTGGCTAACACATGAAAAGGTAAATAAGTGACCATCATCCGCCCATAAAAGAATCCATTTCCATTAACTACAATCTTAACATGGCATTTAGCCTTAAAAAGATTATAATTCGAGATTCTGTTTGCTATACGCTTATTAGTTAGTAACGCAGTCCAGGGGTCTAACACTTGATTAAATGTTGAGGGTCCCCATTGCCAACTAGCGATTTTAATAGGTCTAGATAAAAAGTCTTTCAAATCTACGGGATCATTAGAGATACGATCTTCTGTATCAGTACTTCCAACTACAAGGGTTTGATCCTTATTAGCTTCGAGAAAACTCACGACTTGTTTGACAGAGGATTCAACCCCTGATTGTTTAACAAGTTGCACCCTATCCGGGGTGACTACCAGTTTAACGACCGACTGGCTTTGGTCTTCAGTTATATTTATATTAGTGTGTTGGGTCCATTCGGACCAATTTTGTATGCCAATATTAAAATCATGTACAAGCCTAAGCCACGGAGGTTGGCATTTCCACCACTGCTCGGTAACCAATGTACAATCATCGTTTACCTCCTTCCATTTCTCTACTATCTCGCTATAAGAAACATTTAAGACATTACAGAACCTCAACAAATCATGTTTACTAGCTATTATACGCAACTTTCGGCGTGAATCTTCATAAAACTGACGTCCATGAAATTTAGCTTCAAACAAGAAATTGTCTATACACTGACCTGTCAAAAATTCAAGTGATACTGTGCGCGGAGGTACATGGCACATTAAACACTTAAACATGCTTCTCTTTAGCAAGGGGGCCACTACTACCCCAAAATCCTTATTATATGTCATTTTCCTTTTAAGGAACTCAACATCATCTAATTTGTAAAACTTACGACGCGATGTAGTGTTCTTTTTCTCCATATCAGTGCCTCGAATACCTAGGGCATCCCAGGCTTTAAGTACCGCTGATACAGTAAAGAAATTCGCGTCGGGGTGAACATTTGCAATAGAATCATCTCCATAGACTCTGAGAGTGACAAGCTCAACAAATGTTCTGGGTCCATTATACATATAATAAAAAGCCATTCGATAATAAGTAGAATTAATGAGACAACCTAACATGGAAGTCAGAGGTGTACCTGACGGTAATAACCCTGACATACATACTAAATCTCCATGTACATCTATCAATGGAAATAACAACATATGCTTAAGTACAGCTAATCTATTTGTATATTTTCCATCTTTATTACATATCTCATTGAACGGCTTAAAAAATATATCAATGCACCCACTAAGCACTTCAAACATCACAGT